GCTATCAATAAAGCTAATTTAATGTCGGCTATTAATAAAGCTACCGCTCCTAAAACTGTTATGAAGCGAATTGATAGTGCAATGACTGCACTAGATACTGTAAATAAATGGGGTACTACAGGAATAAATACATGGAATACAGTTGCTAAGATTTATAATTCTACTCATCCTGGAGAAAAACCACTTACAGTGATAGGAGGAGGTGGCGGTAATAAGAATGACAAGAAGAATAATTAATGTTATCTAATACTGCAACTCCAAAATATTATGGGCAGTTCCGCGATTCTGTAATAAGAGGAGAAATACCAGTTTGCAGAACCATCTCAATGGAGATGAACAGAATTGATAACTTAATTGCTGATCCAAGATATTACTACGATTCAGAAGCCGTTCAAGGTTGGATTGATTTTTGTGAAAATGAATTAACTCTTGTTGATGGCTCTGATTTCTTCATGATTGATAGTTTTAAGCTATGGGGTGAAGAGATATTTGGTTGGTATTATTTTGTTGAAAGATCTGTTTGGAATCCAGTGCTTAAACATTATGTTACTAAACAGGTTAAACAGCGATTAATCAATACGCAATACCTGATTGTAGGAAGAGGAGCTGCTAAGACAATGTATAATAGTTGTATACACGGATATTTTATTAGTGTAGATACAACTACTACTCAGCAATGTGTTACTGCTCCAACTATGAGGCAGTCGGCTGAGACGTTATCACCACTTAGTACTGCTATTGCTAGAGCCAGAGGACCTTTGTTTAAATTCTTAACTGAAGGCTCTTTGCAAAACACAACTGGCTCAACTCGTAATAGGAAAAAATTAGCTACTACCAAAAAAGGCATTCAAAACTTCATTACTAATTCATTACTTGAGATTGTTCCTATGTCAATTGATAAGTTACAGGGTAGACGAGATAAGATATCAACCGTTGATGAGTGGCTATCAGGAGATATTAGAGAGAATCCAATTGATGCATTAGCGCAAGGAGCTTCTAAGAATGTCGAGAATGGTGGATGGTTAATTATAGCAACATCGTCTGAAGGTACTGTAAGAAATGGTATTGGAGACACTATCAAAATTGATTTAGCTAAGATACTTAAAGGTGAGTATTACGATCCTCACACAAGTATTTGGTGGTATAAACTTGATGATATTAAAGAAGTCAATAATCCTAAGATGTGGCTTAAAGCTAATCCTAACATAGGTAAGACTGTTACATGGGAAACTTATGAGTTGGAAAAGCAAAAAGCAGAGAATAACCCAATTAGTAGAAATGATATTCTGGCAAAGAGATTTGGCATTCCAATGGAGGGCTATACATATTTCTTCACTTACGAAGAGACAAAGCCAACACGTACAAGACAAAGTTATTGGGATATGCCTTGCTCTATGGGTTGCGATCTTTCTCAAGGAGGAGACTTCTGTTCTTTCACATTTCTATTTCCACTTTCTGGTGGCCAATTTGGAATTAAAACTATCAACTATATTTCCGAATACACCTTACATAAATTACCATCAGCTATGCGAATAAAGTATGATGAGTTCATAACAGAAGGTAGTTTGATTGTATTAAATGGAACTGTAATTGATATGCAGGATGTATATGATGATTTGGATAGGCATATTCAACTTAACAAATACGATATTCGTTGCGTAGGTTACGATCCATATAATGCAAAAGAATTCATTACTAGATGGACTCAAGAAAATGGTGAGTTCGGTGTAGAAAAAGTAATCCAGGGAGCAAAAACTGAATCAGTTCCATTAACAGAGCTTAAGAAACTATCAGAGCAGAGGGCTTTGATATTTGACGAGGCTCTGTTTTCTTATACCATGGGCAACTGTATTGTAATGGAAGATACAAATGGTAATAAGAAACTCATGAAGAAAACTTATGAGGCTAAGATTGATGCAGTGGCTGCTTTAATGGATGCTTTTGTAGCTTATAAACTTAATAAAGATTCATTTGAATGAAAGAGATTAATAATGCCTAAACCGATTGATGAGTTGTCATCTTTGTTTACATTCATCATGCTCCTATCAAATTTCATCATAACAGTTGGGCTGTGGGTAAGTAAAGTGCGAGCTCCGGATAGAGATCAAGATGCACGTATAGCAAAAATTGAAGACCGAATAGATGACATGGTTCGAGAATATTCTATGGATAAAGCTCGTATTAGTAGCCTTGAAAAAGGTAATGTTGTCATTCAACAGTCTTTGTTAGCATTAATGAATCACGCAATTAATGATGGAAATATTGATGAGCTAATAAAAGCAAAAGACAATCTACAAATATATTTAACTACTAAAGGACTTTAAATATGGCGTCTATAATTCAAAGATTTAGATCGGGCTGGAACGCTTTCCTTGGACGCGATCCGACGAACATTATATCAAGAGATAATCCAGATGGTTACTATGGATATTCTTATAGACCAGATAGAATACGCTACACTAGAGGTAATGAGCGATCTATCGTCTCTTCAATTTATAATCGTATTTCAGTAGATGTTGCTTCAATTGAATTCCAACATGCAAAAGTTGATGAAAACGGTAACTTTGTAGAAAGGATTAATTCTAGTTTAAATAATTGCTTCAATATTGAAGCTAATATTGATCAGACAGGTCAAGCACTTATTCAGGACATTATTGAATCAATGTTTGATGAAGGTGTTGTAGCCGTCGTTCCAACTGATACTGATTACGATCCAACTCAATTGAGTGAACGCTTTGATATTTTGGAGTTACGAGTTGGAAAGATTATTGAATGGTATCCATCTGAAGTTAAGGTTCACTTATATAATGAACGTGTTGGTAAATTCCAAGATATTCGTCTTCCAAAGAGTTCTGTAGCAATTATTGAAAACCCATTTTATTCTACGATGAATGAGCCGAATTCAACTCTTCAACGTTTAAAGCGAGCAATCAATAATTTGGAGGATCTTAATTCTAAAAGCGGAAGCGGTAAACTCGATCTTATTATTCAGTTGCCTTATGTCGTTAAAACAGCACAGAGAAGGCTTGAGGCTAATAGGCGACGTAAAGAGTTGGAAGATCAGCTTGAAGGATCAAAATACGGTGTCGCTTGGTCTGATGGAACAGAAAGAGTTACGCAATTAAATAGAGCCGTTGAGAATAATCTTTGGGAGCAGGTTAAGGACTTAACATCTCAACTATACAATCAGCTAGGACTAACCCAAGAAGTGATTAATGGAACTGCTGATGAATCAGTAATGATCAACTACTATAACAATACAATTGCTCCTCTTTGTTCTGCAATTTGTAATGAATTTAAACGCAAGTTTCTAAGTAAGACTGCCAGAGCACAAGGGCAGTCTATTGTTTTCTTTAGAGACCCGTTTAAGCTTGTACCTGTTTCTCTGCTTGCTGATATTGCAGATAAGTTCAAGAGAAACGAGATTATGACTTCTAACGAGTTGAGATCTGAAATTGGTATGAGACCGTCCAAGGCATCAAATGCAGAAGAGCTGCGTAATCCGAACATTAACAAAAGTAATGAAGAGATTAAAGACGGCACTAATAGTAGTAGCGATGAGAAGACTGATGATCTTCTCAAAATCATTGGGTTAGATAAAAGGAGTTAGGTTAAATGAAGTATGACTTTGGTGGATGGGCATCTAAATACAATGTCCTTTGCGCCGATGGTACGACCATTAAGCCTGGGTGTTTTGCAGAACAGAATGGTGAAACTGTTCCGTTAGTTTGGAACCATATGCATGATTCTGCATCTAACGTTATTGGTCATGCTGACCTTGAATATCGTCCTGAAGGTGTATATGCGCATTGCTCATTCAACGATACTGATGGCGGTAAGACTGCAAAAGAGCTTGTTCAGCATAATGACGTTTGTGCACTTTCAATTTGGGCAAATCATTTAAGGCGTAAAGGTGGAGATATTTTTCATGGAATTATTAGAGAAGTATCTCTTGTGCTAGCTGGTGCTGATCCTGGTGCAACTATTGATACTATTATTTCGCATGGAGAAGCTAGCGATGATGAGGCTATTATTAGTTTCGTTTCGCCTGTTTCTGATTTAGTTATTGCTCATGCAGATGATAGTGATGAAGATGATACTAAAGATTCTGAAGAAGGAGAAGATATGGGCGATAACGACGAGACTGTAAAAGATATCCTCGAATCGCTTAGTGACAAGCAGAAGAAGGCTGTAGGGATTCTTATTGATCAGGTTATTCAGCACTCAGATGATAAGGATGAAGAATCTGATACTAAGGATGATTCCGATGAAACTGTACAGGATGTTTACAACACGCTTACTGATAAGCAGAAGAAAGTTGTAGATTTCCTGGTTGGCAAGGCACTTGAAGATAAGAGCAATAAAGGAGAAAGCGACAATATGAAGCATAACGTGTTTGAAGGCGATAATGACAAGTCTTTTATCTCTCATAGCGATGAAGTAGAGATCTTTAAGGAAGCTAAGAAGCTTGGTTCTCTTAAGGCTGCTGTTGATGAAAGTCTTGAATCTGGTGTACTCGCTCATGCTGATTATGGAATTAACGATATCGATTATCTGTTCCCGGATGCAAAGACGATTAATACAACTCCTGAATTCATTAAGAGAGATACGTCTTGGGTTGATGGCGTTATGTCTGAAACGCATCATACTCCGTTCTCTAGAGTTAAGTCTATCTTTGCTGATATTACCGAGGATGAGGCAAGAGCTAGAGGTTACATCAAGGGAAATATTAAGAAGGAAGAAGTATTCTCTCTGCTTAAGAGAACTACTGATCCGCAGACGATCTACAAGAAGCAGAAGCTTGATAAGGACGACATTGATGATATTACAGATTTCAATGTTGTTGCCTGGATTAAGGCTGAAATGCAGATGATGCTTCGCGAGGAAACTGCCAGAGCAATTCTTATCGGTGATGGGCGTCTTGCTTCTTCTGATGACAAGATTAAGGAAGATCATATTCGTCCGGTTTACAACGATGCTGATCTGTACACCATTAAGTATCCGGTTGAGATTGCAGCAAACGCATCTGATGATGATAAGGCTAAGGCTCTTATTCGTGCAATCATCAAGTCTAGAAAGCTGTATAAGGGTTCTGGTAGTCCGTCTTTCTATACCACAGATGATGAACTGACCAATATGCTTCTTCTTGAAAACAGTATTGGTGAGCGTCTGTATAAGACTGATGACGAGGTACGTACTGCAATTCGTGCTTCTAAGATTGTTACTGTTGAGCCGATGGAGGGTTGTACTATCGAAGTTACTGAGGGTAGTACAAAGAAGACTTATCCGGTTGCTGGTGTTTCTGTAAATCTTAGTGATTACAACATCGGTACTAATGGTGGCGCTAAGACCGATTTCTTTGATGATTTCGATATTGACTACAACCAGTATAAGTACCTGTATGAGACCAGAATGTCCGGTGCTCTTATTAAGCCGTATTCTGCTATCACCTATTTTTACAAGACGAAGACAACCACTTCTACTGGTAGCGGCAGCTGATTCTCATAATGGAGGCTATTTATGAAATGGTATGGCACTATAGCTTTTAGTAACCAGGAAGAGAGAGAGCCTGATATTTGGGAAGACAACACAATTAAACGCAACTATTATGGAGAACTAGTTCGTCTCTCTAAGCGTGATCAATTGCAAGATTCAAATCCAGATATTACTCTATCAAATCAATTGGTAATTATGGCTGATCCATATTTATTGAATAGCTTCCAAAATATTTTATATGTGACATGTAATAATGCCAAATGGAGAGTTAGTTCTGTTGAGGTTAATTATCCCAGACTAACTCTTTCTTTTGGTTCGCTTTACAAAGAGGATGAAAATGTTAGATAGGGTAGATCTTGGTAAGAAGCTTAGGGCATTACTTGGATCGGATAATGTATATTTTCAACCCTCAAGTAATGTCACATTAAAGTATCCTGCTATTCGATATTCTGTTGATAGCTTTGATGTAAAGCATTGCGATAACAAGCATATCTTAAATAAGACAAAGTACACAATAACTCATATGTACAAATCCCCTACCAAATCTTTAGTTAAAGAATTCTTTAATTCATTTGAATATATTTCCTTTGATAGAAGGATTATGGTTGATGGACTGTACAATGATGTTTACGAAATCTACTGGTAAAGGAGATTAAAATAATGGCTAGACTTACATGGGATAATGTTGGTGACAAGCGTTTCGAGACTGGTACTGATCGTGCTGTTCTGTATCCGCAGGTTAATGGTACGTATCCGAAGGGCGTTGCTTGGAATGGTATTACTAGTGTAACTGAGTCGCCGTCTGGTGCAGATGAGAACGAATTCTATGCAGATAATATTAAGTACGGCTCGCTGAGAGGTGCTGAAAAGTTCGGTGGTACAATTGAGTGCTATTCTTATCCGGATGAGTTTGCCGAATGCGATGGTTCTATTCAGGCGACGAAGGGCGTTACTCTTGGGCAGCAGACTAGAAAGCCGTTTGGTTTCTGCTATCGCTCCGTAATTGGTAATGATAGTGATGGCATGGATCATGGCTATAAGCTGCATCTTATTTACAACTCTACTGTATCTCCTTCTGAAAGACAGTATCAGACTATTAACGACTCTCCGGAAGGTATCAGTTTCAGTTATGAGTTTGCAAGCACTCCGATTCCTGTAACTGCTGTGGAAAACGCTAAGCCTGTTTCCTGCCTCACAATTGATTCTACAACGGCTGATAAGACAAAGCTTAAAGCACTTGAGGACATTCTTTATGGTAGTGATTCTGGAGAGAATAGCGACGCAAGACTTCCACTTCCGGATGAGGTTATCAATCTGATGAAGACTGCTTAATTATTTATTTGATTATTAGGAGGAATACACATGCTGGTTAAGAAGATTAAGTACACGGACTTTAATGGTAATGAAAGAGAAGAGGAATTCTACTTCAATATTTCTAAAGCTGAACTGATTGAGATGGAACTTAAGACTAATGGTGGATTTGACACAATGCTTAGGAAGATCATCTCTCAGCAGGACAGTAAAAAGATTGTAGAGATTTTTAAGGATCTTATTCTTAAGGCTTACGGTGTTAAGTCGGATGACGGTAGGCGATTCATTAAGTCTAAGGAACTTTCTGAAGAGTTCTCTCAGACAAATGCTTATAACGACCTCTTCCTTGAACTTACAACAAACTCTGATAAGGCTAAAGAGTTTGTAAATGGCATTATTGATCCGTCTCTTCAGGGAGAGCTTAAAAAGGCTAATCTCGAGGTGATTAGTAAGGCCTAATAATTAAATTGAGGTGATTGGAATGCTCAAGATAACTGTAAAAGGTAGTGAAATGTTTAATCAGGAGACGCAAGAGTTCGTCATGGTTGGTCCTAATAAGCCTGTTACAATTACTCTTGAGCATTCCTTAATCTCAATCTCAAAATGGGAAGCTAAGTGGAAAAAGCCGTTTCTATCAACAGCTAATAGTGGCATTTCAAAAGATGAGTTATTGGATTATATCAATTGTATGTCACTTACTGGTGATATTCCAATTGATGTTCTTAATGCTATTACTATAAATCAATTTAATCAAATACTATCTTACGTTAACGATAATAAAACAGCTACCACAATTACTGAGCACAATAAATCAAATGGTGGTAGAGATGAAATTTTAACAAGTGAACTAATCTATTATTATATGGCTGCTTTTCATCTTCCTTTCTATGCGGAAAAATGGCATCTAAGCAGATTACTTATGCTTATC